CTGTTTCCCCGCCGATACGGACGTGAAGAATTACTTCATTCCCGTGTCGCGCATGTTCGGATGGGTTGCGAATTCGCTTGTCCTGTCCTATTGGAGCAAGTTGGACAAGAAGATGACGCGCCGCCTGATCGACAGCATCGTGAATTCCGTTAATATCTGGCTGAACGGCCTTGTCAACGAGGAAAAGCTGCTGGGCGGGCGCGTGGAATTTCTGGAAGAGGAAAACAGCGAAACCGCGCTTATGGCTGGCAAAGCGGTTTTCCACATCTACATGACCCCGCCCAGCCCGATGAAAGAATGCGAATTCGTGTTGGAGTACGACGCGGACTATGTTTCGTCGGCTTTGGCGGCATAAGGAGGGAAAGACAACATGAAAGTTGACAACGGCACAACCAACTTTGCCGTGTATGAGGACGCGACGGAGTTTTACGGAATGGCGGAAGCTACGCTTCCTGAAATCTCGCAGATCACGGAGGAAGTCAAGGGCGCGGGAATCGCGGGCGCGTTCAACGGCGCGTTCGTCGGGCATATCGAGGCAATGACGCTGACCCTGAATTTCCGTTCCGTGACCGCCGACGCAATCAAGCTGGCAGAGCCGCGCAACCACCAGCTTGACTTGCGCGCGGCACAACAGTATTGGGACAACAGCGCGGGCAAGTTCATTCAACAGTCGGTAAAACACGTGCTGATGGTAACGCCGACGAAGTTCGCGCCCGGAAAGCTGGCCCCCGCCGCCTCCGCGGAAGCGTCCGGGGAGTATGCGGCGACCTATTTCGCAACCTACATCGACGGGAAAAAGGTCCTCGAAATTGATATTATCAATTTCATTTACTACATCAACGGAACCGACTATCTGGCCGACGTTAGAAAGGCACTTGGCAAGGCATAAGCCCGGCGGGGGTCCTCCCCGCTGGGCTTTCCTTTGCCCTTTTTCTGTATTTGAACCTATGAAAATCTGAATGGAGGAATTGACCATGAACGACACCGAGAAAAGAACCGCCGCAGAGGGCGCAGAGCGGCCCGCAGGCGCGGCGGAAGCCGTCACCCATGAACCAGCACAGGAAGCCGCAGAGAAGCCCGCAGAGGGCAACACGGGCGTTTATACGCACGTGTTCAAGAAGCCTTTCGAGTATGAGGGAAAGACCTACACCGAACTGACGTTCAATTTCGAGCGGCTTTCCGGGCGCGACATGGTTTCCATTGAAACCGAAATGCAGATGAACAACGAATACGCCATTGCGCCGGAAATTTCCCGGAGTTTTCAAGGGAAGATGGCGGCAAAGGCCGCGGGCATCGGAAGCGACGTGCTGGAAGCAATGCCCCTGAAAGACTTCAACAAGATCACCAACGCGGCCAGAAGTTTTTTAATCGACACGGGCTTTTAAGAAGCCCGGCCCGCTGGTGGCGGCGGGAATGCTTCAAACTGGCACAGGCGACCTTTACGCCCGTCCCATTCTGGCTTGACATGACCGTAACGGAGATCACGGCATGGATTGAGGACATCAACGCCGCCACAGCGGAGCAGAAGAACCAGAAAGCGAGGTGAAGAATTTGGCAGGAAGAAAGGAATATGAACTTCTCTTCAAACTGACCGCCGCATTGGGCGGAAACTTCAATGCGGCATTCAGTAGCGCGCTGAATACCACGCGGCAAATGCAAAACAGCCTGCAAAAGCTAAATTCTATCACCGGAAAGATCGACGCTTACAAAAAGCAGGAAGCCGCCCTTGAATCGAACCGTCAAAAGCTGGAACGACTGACCGCGGAGCATGAACGACTGCAACGGGAGATCAGCGAAACCGGAGAGCCGACGGAAGAACTGCGGGCAAAGATGGCGCAGAACGAACGACAGATCGCGGCGACCACATCGAGAATCGAGCAACAGGAAGCGCGGCTGAACGAATTGGGCGGAGAACTGTCCGACGCAGGGGTGAACACCTCCCGTCTGACCGAGGAAAACGAACGATTATCCAAAAGTTACGAGCGGGTCAAAAAAAGTCAAGAGGAATTGGCAAAGGTAAACGCCGCGTTGGAACAGAACAACGCGGCGATTTCAAAGACCAAAACGCAACTTGCGGGGACCGTCGGAACCCTTGCGGCACTTGGGACGGCGATTTACGCCGGGCCAGTGAGAAAGGCCGCGGAGTTTGAAGCGCAGATGTCCACCGTAGAAGCCATTTCCGGCGCGACCGCGGATGAAATGAAGCGTTTGTCGGATGAAGCAAAGAGAATGGGCGCGACGACGCAGTTTACCGCCGTGGAAGCCGGAAAAGCCCTCGAATACATGGCAATGGCCGGATGGAAAACAGACCAGATGTTGGGCGGCTTGCCGGGAATTATGAACCTTGCGGCGGCATCCGGCGAGGACTTGGGGCAGGTTTCCGACATTGTGACGGACGCGCTGACCGCATTTAACATGACGGCAGATCAGGCGGGCCGCTTTGCGGACGTGCTGGCGCAAGCGTCGAGCAATTCAAATACCAACGTGGCAATGATGGGCGCGACTTTCCAAAAAGTGGCCCCCGTCGCGGGTGCGCTGGGATATTCCGTCGAGGACGTTTCCCTTGCAATCGGCTTGATGGCGAATGCGTCCATAAAATCGGAAGTGGCCGGAACCTCGCTGAAAACCGCCCTTGCGAACATGGCGAAGCCGACAAAGCAGATGAAAGAGTACATGGACAAGTACGGAATCAGCCTGACGAACGCAGACGGAAGCATGAAGTCATTCCGCGAAGTGGTGGACAACCTGCGAAGCAGTCTTGGCGGGCTGTCTGAAACGGAGCAGGTGGCGGCGGCAACGGCCATTTTCGGCAAGGAATCCTTTGCGGGTATGCTGGCGATCGTCAATGCAAGCGAGGCGGATTTTCAAAAATTGTCCGATTCGGTCAACAATTCCGCAGGCGCGGCGGAGCGAATGGCACAAATCAAACTGGACAACTTTCAAGGAAAAGTAACGCTGTTGCAATCCGCGGTTGAGGGCCTGCAAATTGCGCTGGGCGACGCGCTGTTACCGACGTTTACCGAGGGTGCGGAAAAAGCCGCGGAACTGATCTCCAAACTGACCGAGTTTATCAACGCAAACCCGGAATTGGTGCGCACGATTACAAAGGTTGTCACCGGACTTCTCGCGTTCAAGGCGGCGGGGTTGGTGGCAAAGCTGGCGTTCCTTGACCTGAAAGGCGGGGTTCTGACCATTCAAAAGGTCATGGCCCTGTTCAAAGGCAAATTCGCCCTTGCGGGCGTGGAAGCCGTGGGCTTTGCGTCTAAAGTCAAGGGCGTTGCAAAAAGCGTCACAGGGTATTTCGGCGGAATCGGAAGCGCGGCGGGCGGCGTAGGCCGCGCGTTCGGGCAGATGTTCGCCGGAACGAAAATCGGAAACCTGTTTTCCGGTATCGGCGGAGCCGTGGGCGGCGTGTTTACCCGCGTGTTTTCCAGCGTGGGCGGCGTTGCTACGCGGGCGTTTACCGGAGTAGCGGGAACCATTACCGGAATATTGGGGCGGGCCGGGGCCGCAGTTGCGGCGGGTCCGCTTGGAAAAATCGGAAGCGTGGTTGCAAAGGGGTTCGGGAAGCTGTCAACCCTGTTCGGCCCGCTTCAAAAGCTGGGCGGCGCGATCTTGGGACCGTTCAGCGGCATTCTTGGGAAAGTGCTTCCCGTCGTGGGTGTAATCACCCTGATTATTTCGGCGGTGCAAATCCTACGGGACAATCTGGATAAGGTGCGCGAGGTCATCCGAAACGTGTTCGGTGACGCGGGCGTTGAAGTGTTCGACAAAATCGTGTCCGCGATCTCGAATATCGGAAGCACAATCCAGAGCATCTTCACAGACGGGAACTTGGGCGGAGCGCGGGACTTCCTGATCAACCTGTTCGGAGAGGAAGCGACGGGCGTTATCGACGGCGCGATCACGGTTTTGCAAACTGTGTGGAATATCCTTTCCGGCTTTATCGAGTTCGTGAATACCTACGTCCGCCCGATCGTGGAACAGATTTTTACATTCATCGTTCAAACGGTGCTTCCGCAGATCGCGCAGGCGTTCGCGGATTGGGCACCGACAATCGCATCCATCCTGCAAGGGCTGGCAACCGTCGTTTCGACGATCGCAACGGCCATTATGTCCGTGATTCAGTTTCTTATGCCGACGATTCAAAATATTATCAGCGTTGCGCTGACGACCATTCAAGGGGTTGTGTCCGGCGCGCTGACGGCGATTAAAGGCATTGTGGACGTGTTCGCGGGCATCTTCACGGGGGATTGGTCCCGTGTGTGGGAGGGCGTGAAAGGGATATTCAGCGGCGTTTGGAATTCCCTGAAAAGCATTGCAAGCGGCGTTCTGAACGGAATTATCGGCCTGATCAACGGCGTAATTTCCGGGCTGAACAAACTGAAAATTCCTGATTGGGTCCCCGGCATCGGCGGAAAGGGCATCAACATTCCGTTGATTCCGACTTTTGCAAAAGGCACGAAAAGCACGCCTGACACGTTCATAGCGGGCGAGGCGGGCGCGGAACTTGTCACGAATGCAAAGAACCGGACCGTTTTCAACGCGGCGGAAACCGGGGCGATCTTCCGCAATCTCGCAAACACCGTCAACACCATTCGGGCGGGGGTTGGCGTTCCGGCCCTGCAACTGGCTTATGCAGGCGCGGAGGCCCCCAGCGTGTCGGCACCGTCTATCGCGTCCGGCGCACGGCAAGCGTCGATCGTCATTCACAGCGCGCCCGTTTTCCATGTTGGGAGCGAGGCGCAGGCGGAGGACATCGAAGAACTGCTACGCAGGCACGATGAAGAACTGCTGGACGAAATCGAAGAGCGGAAGCGGCAACAGGAGGACGACGAAAGGCGGCGGAACTATGACTAAATACACCACCATAGCCGGGGACATGTGGGACGCAATCGCCTATAAAACGCTGGGCGACGAAGCGTACACGGACAGAATTATGAAGCTGAACCCGGAATACCGCCGCCTTTTCGTGTTCCCCGCGGGAATCGCGCTGACCATCCCGGAGCCTGAATCGCAGGTTGCGGCGGGGTTGCCGCCGTGGAAAAGGGGGACGGCATGAACGCGAGAAGAGCGGTTATCCGCCTGACCTTTTCGGGGGTGGATATTTCGGCGGACATCAACAAGCATCTTCTTTCGCTGACCTACACGGACAACGAAGAGGACAAGACGGACGACCTGCAACTATCCCTTGACGACAAGGAGGGCGTATGGCTGGGAAGCTGGCTGAATACGCCCTCCGCGTCAAAGGGGGCGGAAATCTCCGCCGTAATCGTGCAAAAGAATTGGGAATCGGACGGGAAAGACCGGGTTCTTGACTGCGGCGTGTTCGCCGTGGACACGGTGGACGGGAGCGGCCCGCCCGCGAAAGCGACCATCAAGGCCGGGTCTATCCCCTACGCCTCCACCATTCGGACACAGAAAAAGACGAAAGCGTGGGAGAAATACACGCTTTCCGGCATTGCAAAGGAGATTGCGGGGGCGAACGGGTTTACCTGCATGTTTGAATCCGCGTCCGACCCATTTTATCAGCGGAAAGAGCAAATGCAGGAATCCGACATCACCTTTTTACAGCGGCTTTGCAAAGCGGCTGGAATCTCCCTGAAAGTCACGGCAAAGATCATCGTCCTGTTTGACGCGGCGGCGTATGAGCAGAAAGACGCGGTGCGGACCATCCAGCGGGGAAAAGCGGACGTGGGAAGCTATTCTTTTTCCACGAGCCTGCACGACACCGCGTACAGCAAATGCCACGTGTCCTACACGGACCCGGCCACGGGGACGACGATCGAATACACCTACACCCCGCGGGACGCGGACAAGAGCGGCCAAACGCTGGAAATCAACGAAAAGGTATCAAGCCGTGAAGAGGCCCGGCAACTGGCAATGAAGCGGTTACGGGAAAAGAACAAAGGAGAATTCAAGGCATCGTTCAAGCTGGCCGGGGACGCGCGCCTTGTGGCGGGCGTGACGGTTCAGGTGGCCGGGTACGGGGCGTTCGACGGAAAGTACATCATCGAAACGGCGGCGCATTCCATATCCCGGAGCGGGTATAAAACTGATCTGACCTTGCGCCGCGTGCTGGAGGGCTACTAAATGAGCGAATTATCCGTTTTGAAAAATATGGTCCGAACGGGCATTGTCTCTTCCGTCAACGCAGGGAATCGGACGGCCCGCGTGACATTTTCGGACAAGGGAGAAAGCCCGATTGTTTCGGGAGAACTGAAAGTTCTGAAAAACGCGCCGTTCATCCCGGCGCAGAACGCGCCGCAACGGACAGAAACCGAGAGCGGCGGAAGCGGCGACGCGGCCTTTGCGGGCCACAGCCACGCCGTCAAGATCAGCCCGTGGCTACCGTCGCCGGGGGATTACGTGCTTTGCATCTACCTCCCGACAGAGGACGGGGACGGGTTCGTGATTGGGGGGATTTGACGATGGCGGAAATCGGAAGCTGGGGGACGTTCACCTTTTACGTTTCCCGGTCATCCATCAAGACGTTTGACGACCTGAAATGGGAAAGTTCGGTGAAGTACGCCACGCACGAGCGGCATTTGAAAGAGCCGCTTTTGGAGTTTACCGGGCAGGACGTGGAAAGCATGTCTTTCACCATGTTCTTTTCCGTGTTTTTGGGCGTGAACCCCATTGCGGAGGTTGCGAACCTGCTTCAAACCATGCGGCGGGGCGAGGCCCATTACCTGATCATCGGCCCGAAAGCGTATGGGACAAACAAGTGGGTCATCACCAAACTGTCAAATTCCCTGCAACGATACGACCGGGGCGGGAACCTGCTGGCCGCGTCGGTCAATGTCACCATGCAATCATATTCGAGCAGATAGGAGGGCGGACGATGGCTTACACCGTAAAGGCATACGCCCTTGAAAAAATCAACCTCGCGCCGG